TACACTTTAGATAAAGATTTTAATAGACCTAGTTTTTATGGAGAGTTTGGAGAAGGAACTACGTTTCCTCAAATTGTATTAAATGGAAAAAAATTGGGAGGATGCAGTGACTCAATCAGATATCTCCAAGAAAAATCAATCCTCTGATATACCCATAAATAGAGGCGTAGAATTAATACTTGCAGGGGGAGGAAGACCGAAACCTCAAAAGAAACCTTTTGGTATAAGGTTAGAACAAATGGTCTCACTCCTTAAAAGGGAGATCCATTTTACTTTTGAGTTTTCTTTGAGCATCAACAAAGAGAAAACAATTAGTGGAGAGGTGCCATGTCAGAAACGTTAGTAGTTACTCTAACACTTACGACAATAGTGTCGTTACTTGCACTTTTGGTAGGAGGTATGATAGGATGGATGGCAAGAGAACATTCATATGAAACTACACCCCAATATGTGTATACGCATCCTGAAATGTTAGATGCAAATGGAAATTTAATTCCTGATGAAATTGTAGCCGTGAGGTTTGAACAACATGACAACGCAGAAGAAACCGAGGAAGACGACAGTTAAGAGAGCGTCAACTCCTATACCAGATCTTCCACCAAATCCATTTACTTTTGAAGTATTTGATATTGTATCTAAGCAGAGAAGTGCTGCTAAGAAGGTGGAAGCACTGAAGAAATTTGAACATGATTCATTAAAGGCATTGTTTATATGGAACTTTGATGAGAGTGTAATTAGTTTACTCCCTCCAGGAGAAGTTCCTTATTCTAGTATGAAGGATGAGCAGAATAATACTGGAACATTAACTACTAGAATTGGACAGCAAGTTAATACACTTGCACATAATCAAACTACTCATGTGAATGAAGGACACACTACTCTTCGTAGAGAGTGGACTAAGTTGTATAACTTCATTAAGGGTGGTAATGATAAACTGAATGGTCTTCGTAGAGAGACTATGTTTATCAACATTCTTACTGGTCTTCATCCATTAGATGCTGAGATCTTATGCCTTGTAAAGGATAAGAAATTATCAGATAAGTATAAGATTACTAGAGCAAATGTTGAGACTGCATATCCTGATATCCAATGGGGTAATAGATCATGACCGTTTTTGTTATACATGAAAAGTGTGAAAGAGATAAGGCAGAAGATAAGAAATTACCTTCTGATTCTTTCTTAGTATCATACAAGGTGGAAGATGAGGTTAAGTACGATGTTACTAGAGCAGGTACTCAATTAGAATTGTTTGATCATTACTATGATACCTATAAAAATGTTCAAGGTATTGCTTGGACTAAAGGAATAGTGAGTCCTAGAACTTATGATTCTAGTAATGATTCTCCTAAATTAAAAAAACCTGAGAGAAGAAAGAGAAAAAGAGAAGAGAAGAAGGATGAAGAATAATGGTAGAAGTTAATTTTGCAAAACAATTAAAGGACGGAACTAAGAAGTCTCATACAATGGCTGAGAATACTAGTTTTGTTTCTTCTTTTCTTAGGGGTGTAGTTGACGAGATAAGTTATCGTCAACTTGTTTCTAATTTCTATTTCATATATCATGCATTAGAAAGTGAAATGAAACTCCATAAGGATCATGAATATGTTGGTAGGATTGCACTTGATGGTCTTGCAAGACATGATGCTCTGGCGAATGATTGTAAGTATTTCTATGGATATAAATGGCAAGATACCATACGTCCAACTGAACAAGCACAGAGATATGTTAGTCGTATTCATGAAGTGGGTAACAAAACTCCAGAGTTATTAATTGCTCATCACTATACTCGATACATGGGTGACTTATCTGGTGGACAGATACTTAAAGGTATTGCTCAGAAGGCATTAAACCTTAGAGATGTTGGACTTGAATTTTATGATTTTCCTGAGATAGAAGATAAGAAAGCATTCAAAGATTCTTATAGAAGTGTTCTTGATAATCTTCCTATAGATCAATCAACTATGAATGCTATCATTACTGAGGCAAATTTTGCTTTTAGATTGAACATGTATATGTTTGAAGAGATTCAAGGTAATGCAGCAACACCTTTAATTAATATTCTTATGAGTTACTTTAAAGATTTTGTAGATGAAATGACTTATTCAAAGAGGTTTAGAAAATGACAAAAGGAAATGATCTGAATATTGATATTGATTTGGATGAATTGCGTCCAATAAAAAAACAATATAAGAAACTTAGAAAGTATATGAAATCCAATCTTTATCAGATTAAAGAGATGGATGGTACGGAAAAAGTTGTCAGTAATCTTTTGAAAGAGTATCAAGATGAGTTTGTAAAAGAACAGAAAGATAAATTTGTATCAGAGAATACGAAAGAACTTGACTAAATAATTCAAATGTGTTATAATTAACACAATCGTTCAACCTCATAAGAGGTCGCAAGTAAGCCGACTCGGAACGGAATCGTTCATCCTCATGGAACTACTTCTCGCTAGTCTTTTAACTTGTGAGTATGCTACAGGTCTGGTTAACCAGATTCACAAGCAGCATACTGACACTCCAAAGTCTGAACTTATTCAGATTGTGGAACAGAGTACTGAGAAGGGATGCTTTGAGGACGCAAAAGCCGACTGAAGGAACGGGGTCTAATCCACCTCACTTTCAGGAGAAAGCAAATGGCAAAAGTTACTTACCGTGGTGTCGAGTACGACACTGAAGAGTACAGAAAGATGCTCATCGACGAGCATACTCAAACCAGAAATCACGATCTAATGTATCGTGGTATTACGGTTAGAAGCAAGGCAAAAGCCTGCAGTTGAATTAAGGGAGGGGTTGATCCCCTCCTTTTTTTGTGTTATAATAATAAAAAAAATATGGAATGGAATTCTTGTTGGCAGTGGAAGAAAGGAGAAATTCCTAATGAGGTGTGCGATTATATTATTAACAATACAGATCACAATTCATATGAAAAAGGTACGACAGCGAATGATAACAAAATACTTGCAAGGAATGTAAACATACAATTTATTAATGATAATTGGATAAATGCTTTACTTCAAGGTTATATAAGATATGCTAATTGTGCAAATTTTCATTATGATTTGTCAGATGAGGATAAAGAATTAGCACAAATTTCTAAGTATTCGGAAGGTGAATATTATAAACAGCATAAAGATTTTGGGAAAAATAATCATTTAACAAGAAAGTTGAGTTTAACGGTTCAACTTTCAGATGAAAATGATTATGAGGGAGGTGATCTTCTACTCTATAATGGTTCTACTAGTGATAAACTTTCTAGAGGTAAAGGAAGTGTTATTGTTTTTGATAGTAGAATCTATCACGAAATAACTAAAGTTACTAAAGGTGTGAGATATTCTTTGGTTAAATGGTATCATGGAGATGGACCATTGAAATAATTATAAGTATGTGCTATAATAAATAAAATGAAAAAATCTCATGGATAAGGGAAAATTAAAACTTTTAATTCGCAATGTAGAATTAGCAGTTGATTCTTTAAAGTCTGAGATATATTCAGACGTTGATGCATACACAGTAAAGGAGTATGCAAATACACGATTAGCAAATTACGATGAAGTTTTCGAGGATGATGATTAACTTATGACTGTTAAATTAATTCGCATGTGGTCAGGTGAAGATGTCATTGCTGACATCGTTGAGGATAATAGTGATTCAATTGTAATCACTGATCCAATTGTTGCTGTACCTTCTCGTGAACAAGGACAAATTGCATTTGCTCCTTGGTCTCCTTTATTGGAAAAGGACAAAATAGAAATTACTAAAAAGTATATTGTTTATATTGGTAATCCTCAAGACGGGATTATTGAACAATATGATTCAATGTTTGGTAAGATTTCACAACCAACTAAGAAACTTATTTTATAAGACATGAATGTAAAACTTGTTACTGTTACTCCTGATGCGGAGCAACTCATGGCATATGTTGCCAGAGTATCTAACCCATCTAATCAGGACAATGAAAAATATGCAGGTCTATTAAAGTATTGCATCAAGCACAATCATTGGTCTGTGTTTGAACAGTCTTCTATGACTCTTGAGATAGAAACTACTCGTGCTATTGCTGCACAGATATTAAG